TAACGCTAACAACTACTCGCTACCAGCAGGATCTAGTTCGACACGAGGCGGTTTCAAGATTGGGTTTAGCGAGAGTGGTAAGAATTACCCTGTCGAAACCTCGTCAGAGAAGATGTATGTCAATGTCCCTTGGACAGATACCAACACCGACACTAACACCACATACTCTGCAGGTAGAGGTCTAGATCTTAGTGGAACTGAATTCCAATTAGAAACTGATCTAAGAGATAGCATTAGTCTTATTGGATTAGATAGTAATGATTACCTTCAGTGGTCAAATAACAGTTATCTTAGGTCGGTAGTCGCTGGAGTAGAAAGATTTAGGGTTAGTCCTTCTGGTATTGACGTTACGGGAACTGCTACTGCTAACGCATTCAGAACTGATACGGTTAATAGTGACTACAATGTAATCAGCAGGAATAGCACTAGCACCACTCTGTGGGTTCAAGCTGCTCAATCAGGGAGTATCCAAGGCATCGCATCATTTAGGTATGGGTCTGCCACCGTTAATGCAGGAACTGAGGTCTGTGCGATTAGAAAAAACTCCAGCTACTTCATTAACACTAAATTAGGAGTTGGAACGAATAATCCAAGCACATCTCTTGATGTGAGCGGGACTATTCACCAGACAGTATACAACGCAACAGGCTTACCGTCTGCTTATCCAGCAGGTCAAAGAGCGTTTGCTTACAGCTACTATACTTTAGCTAGTTCTCATGGATCTGTTGTGAGTACAAATGGTAGTTATGTAATCCCAGTGTACTCTGACGGTTCTTCTTGGAGAGCAGGTTAATAAATAATATAAATAAAAGAAAGATAAAGATATGCCAATTAAAAAAGAAAAACCATTTGTAATACCAGCAGAAGCTGAAAAAACTCTTCCGCACACATGGGTGTCAGAACTCGTTGTTAACGCACCTTCCGCAGTGGAAGGTTATATGTATTTAAAACTAACACCGTTTGACAATGACTCAGATGCAGAAATAGATGATAAAAATTCAGAACGAATGGACTTAGACTTTTGGGAAGTTGTCGCCAACGTTCCAGAAGCAGCAGCAGCTATGCAATCTGTATTTGATGCGATACCAGCTATTGAATCATACTATAAAGAAGGAATCTTAGAAGAAGTTCCTGTTGAAGAAAATGTCGAAGAAGACTCAGGTGATTAATTATTATTTTATGGTTTGTGAAGCTCTTCACGAGGAGAGGACAAAGCCGCTATATAATACAGTCATAAGAAGAATTAAAGATTGCGGAGATAATTCCTATCTTCTTGGAGGCTTTGAAGCAATAGATGAGCTTCCAGTAATAAAGGTTTGTGATCTTGATGACTATAACTCTTGTGTTGAAAAAATAGAATCAATATTTAAGAAAGATTGGAATGATGCTGATTGGCACATAATTTGTGACGACGATACTTTTATACATACTGAGAATTTAAATTCATTTATAAATAAATTGTCCAAAGACAATTTAAGAATATATTGCTCTCAACTTTGCCAACCAAGGAATGCGATATTTGGAGGAGCTGGCATTTTAATGAATGATAAAACTTTTAAATTGATTCATAAATTTGTAATAGAAAATGGATGGAAAGAAAATAGACATTTCCAAAGCCATTCTGACATAGCATTATCAAAAATTTGTTATCGTTTAAATCAAAAGTTAAAATTAGCTAATAAAGAAAATGATAAAATATATGTTAGCACCGTTAAAACAATGTATTCTTTTGATCCTCACACAATGAAGGAAAGCCAAAATTTAATTAATGTAAAGGGTGATCTTATCACCGCGCACATTAAAGAAATGGAGTATGTTTGGACTGACTTCAGTGAACAAGAATGCCCTTACCAATCTTTAGAAAATGCCTTTTGTAGATCATAAAAACAATTTTATCTTTATACATATTCCTAAATGTGGAGGGAGATCTGTAAAAAAAGTATTTGATTTTGAACTTCACGACCACTACGGAATATCTAAATTATGTTTTAATACTGACTATTGCCCTACTATAGATGATCTATTTAAATTTGCGTTTGTTCGGAATCCTTGGGATAAGTTTGTCAGTGCTTATGAATACCTTAAAAGAGGGGGAATACCTCGTTTTGATAGACCTAAAACACTAACAATTAAACAAGAATATCCAAAATTCAAGGAGTTTATACTTGCAAAACATGTTTGGGAACAATGGGTTTTTTTCAAACCACAATTAAATTTTATAACGGTGGACGGGTCAATTAAAACAGATTTTGTAGGCAGGTTCGAAAATTTTCAGAATGACTTTAATTTTATATGTGATCAAATTAATTATCCTAGAGTAAAACTTCCTCATGTAAACGCAACAAAACACATTCATTATACTGAATATTATGATGAACAATCAATTAAGATTATCGCGGAAAGTTTTGAAGAAGATATAGATACATTTAAATATAGATTTGGAGAATAGATTATGATGTGTTGCAAAAATAAATTTATCTTTATCCACATAAACAAAACTGGTGGTAGTAGTATTACTAAGCTTCTGGTAAACGCTGAGAACCCTCCGCAGAAGCATAATTGGGCTTGGTGGTACAAAAAGTATAAGCCTACCGAATTTAATACTTATTTTAAATTCTCTATTATACGGAATCCTTGGGATAAATTGCTGTCTCAGTATTTCTTTAGAGTTAAAGATAATACTCAACATGGATATATAGAAAGTGCTAAAGACATGAGTTTCTTAGATTTTTTATTAAATCCATTCCCTGCAAAACACGCATCACAGCATAGTAAACTATTTGAAGGTGACGTATGCTTAGTCGATTTTATTGGCAGGTTTGAAAATCTTCAGGAAGACTTTAATACTATTTGCGACAAAATTGGAGTCCCGCAACAAGAACTTCCTCACGTAAACAAAACAAAACATAAGCATTACGGCGAATACTACGATGAAGAAACAAAACAAATTGTTGCAGAAAAATATGCAAAAGACATCGAATATTTTGGTTATAAATTTGGGGAATAATGGTTACTTTTATTATATGTGTTAAACATTACGAAAACTGTCATTCATACAATGATATTTGGGATTTATTAGAAAAGACTTTGGTTTCTGTATGTGGTCAACTTGATGACAGATTTGAAGTAATAGTAGTTTCAAATAAAACGCTAAACACCTTTCCAGAAAATAAAAAAATTAAAAAGGTAAAGTTTGTAGAAGTTGATTGGCCACCTCCATCATCTCCAAACAATTGGCAAATAGACACTCAAGTAGATCAAAGCACTATACGACCTCAAGTCAGATTAGATAAAGGCACTAAGTATATTTTAGCCTTAAGTGAAGTTGACGATGAGAACTATGTCATGATTGTTGATGCGGATGACTTCATACATAGAGATCTAGTTAGAACTATTCATAATTCAAACAAAGATTTTTTAAGAATAAATAAGGGTATTCAAATGGGGATAGAGGATTCATTTAAGTACATTGATAATTTTGATAAAAAGTGCGGGACTTGTAATATAACTAAAGCTAGCATACTTAAAGAGCAAATTAATTTTAAAAATGTTAATCTTAGTTCATCCCAGAATACTGTAATTAGATCTACACAAAAATTTTATTTAATAAGAGTGATAGGATCTCATGTATTTTCTTGGAGATATTTTAATTATAAAGGATATGAAGGTGAGGATATTGATTTTAGAGCGGCCATATATAATTGCTCTCATAACGAACAACTCTCAGGTAAAGCTAATTTAAAGTACTCTCAAAAAATAAGTAAAAGCATGAAATTGCATTTTAATATATGAAGTTTATTATTGTTGGTTGTGGGTTAAGTGGGATAACTGCAGCTCGTTTGCTAAAAGATCAAGGCCATGAAGTTAAGATTTATGAGTCACGAAATCATATTGGAGGCAATTGTTATGATAGTAATGTTTGTGGAACCACTTTACATAATTACGGGCCTCACATTTTTCATACTAATGACGAAGAAGTTTTTGAATTTTTATCTAAATATACAGAATGGATCCCGCTAAATTATAGACCGGTAGGTCGCACAATCATTGGAGATATTCCTCTTCCTTATAATGATAAAGGTTGCGAAGAAGCCATTGGATTTAAACTTACAGAAAAAGAAATTGATGATCTTATCTTTTGTGATTATAGCGAAAAGCAATGGGGAGTTCCATTTAATGAGATTCCATCAACCATAACAAATAGGATACCTAAGACTAAGGATTGCGAAAATCCTACTTGGTTTGAAGGACAAAAATATCAGTGTGTACCAAAAGAAGGATACACAAAAATGTTTGAAAAAATGCTTAATGACATTGAGGTTATTTTAGGTTGTTCTAAAGATGATTGGAAAAACTCTTCTTATGATAAAATAATTTATACTGGTAAGATAGACGAATATTTTGATAATTGTTATGGTTCTCTTCAATATAGAACACTTGACTTTGACCATAAAGTAACTTCAAAGAAACAAAATACATTAGTTTATAATGAATGTAATTATAGTAATATGTGGACTCGGCAATATGATCATTCATATTTTACAAAGAATCATAAAGGCCTAACTGTAATAACGAAGGAGTATTCGAGAAATGCTGAAGAGAATGATATTCCATTTTATCCTATTCCTTGGGGAGAATCGCACAAAGCATATGAAAAATATAAAGCTTTAGCAGACAACGAAAAAAACACAATCTTTTTGGGAAGATTAGCACAGTATAAATATTTGGATATGTGGATGGCAATAAAGCACACATTTTTGAAGCTTAAAAACATATAAATAAATTTGCACAGAGGTAGTTGTGCGCTATATAATTAAAACATTATTAAAAATATGAATGAAATTAAAATAACATTGCAGGAAAACGAACTTAACGCGCTTTTACAGCTTATTGATATAGCAGTCAAATCAGAAGGCCTTCAGGTTGCTGAACCTGCAGCTATTATTGCAAGTAAGATTCAAGATCAGAGTAAAGAGCAATTGAGCCCTCCTAAAGAAGAAAAAACTCAGAAATAACCTATTCAGGAAAGTGTTTTAGAGTAAACACTTGATGTTTTGTCAATTGTTATTGCTAAAATATTATAAATAGACAATATGGCTATACCGAATACAAGACAAAAACTTATCGATTATTGCTTGAGGGCATTAGGCCATCCTGTTATCGAAGTAAACGTTGATGATGATCAAATTGAAGACCGTGTTGATGAAGCAATTCAGTTTTATCAAGAATTTCACAGTGATGCAGTAGTGCGGAATCTTCTTAAGCATCAAGTGACTCAAACTGATATTGATAACGGATATATTTCTCTGGCGGCTGGAGCAAATATCTTGTCGATTAATAATGTATTTAATATAAGCAATACTAATTCTGGAACATCTCTTTTTTCTGTCGACTACCAATTGCACATGAATGACATATTCGATTTGAATGGTTCATTCGGTGGTATCGTTAACTATGAGTTGACTAAACAATATCTTTCGCTAATCGATCGTAATGTAAATGGCGTTTATGAAATGATCCAATATAGTCGTCATAAAAGCAGAGTAAACTTTCACACGGATACTTTAAAAGATCTTGGAGTAGGAAACTATGTCGTATTTGATGGATATAGTGTGATAGATCCGGAAACATTTTCCGGAGTGTACGACGACATGTTTCTCAAAAAGTATGTAACTGCTCTTGTAAAACGGCAATGGGGAGTAAACCTTATTAAATTTGAAGGTATGGTTTTACCAGGCGGTGTTACAATGAATGGCAGAGCTATTTACGATGATGCTATTGCTGATATCGAAAAGCTTGAAGAAAAGATTCGTCTTGAACATGAATTACCACCACTAGATTTTATAGGATAATATGCCAAGGAATGTATATTTTAGCCAAGGGGCAACATCTGAAAAAAGACTCTATGAAGATATTACTATAGAAGCTCTTAAGATATATGGCCATGATGTTTTCTATATTCCTAGAAGTATCGTAAACACTGATTCCATCTTTAACGAAGATGCTCTTTCTAAATTTGGCGAAGCTTTTCAAATCGAAATGTATGTTGAAAACACTGATGGCTTTGGTGGAGAAGGAGATTTACTTTCAAAGTTTGGTGTAGAAATACGAGATAGTGTAAACCTTATTGTATCAAACAGGAGATGGGAACAATTAGTTTCTCGTTTCCAAGATCCTACAGAAGTTAGACCACAAGAAGGTGATTTGATATTCTTTCCTCTTGTTAATGGTTTATTTGAGATTAATTATGTTGAAGATGAAACTCCATTTTATCAGCTACAAAACGTCCCTACATTTAAGCTTTCTTGCCAACAGTTTGAGTATACTAATCAAGAGATTGATACTGGAGTTGCAGAGGTAGACAAATTTGAGTTAAATTTTGCTATACGCACCCGCTTAAACTTAGGAAGTGGCAGCGGAACATTTGTAATTGGAGAAGACGTTACACAAACTAATAGTACAGTTACTGTTACTGGAGAAGTTGCCGATATTGGAACTAACTACATTGATGTTATTAATCAAAGGGCAGACGATAATACTAATACGGGATTTGTTAAAACCGAGGGAAGCTGGGGAAATGTTATAGGTTTAGAAAATACACCTAATCCTTCTTATGCAATTACAACAGTTGATTCCTTTAATACTATTGATGACAACGATCCATACGCCGATAACCCGGATTTTGAATTAGAAGGTAATTCATTTATTGATTTTACTAAAAACAATCCATTTGGTATGCCAAATATAACAACCTAAGAAATGTTAAGCGGAACACACTTTTATAATAAAACTGTCAGAAAAACTGTTGCAGTTTTTGGTACACTATTTAATAATATAAAAATATTAAGACCTGGCGCAACTGAAGAAAAAGTTCCTATTTCTTATGGGCCTAGAAAAAAATTCTTAGCTCGTATTCAATCTGATACATCAGGTTCCACAGCTGAAACAATAGCTATTAAACTTCCTAGAATAAGCTTTGAGCTTACTTCTATGGAATACGATAACGAAACTAAACTCAATAAGTTTAATAAAATAAATGTTCCTATAAGTGGAGATAATAAAAACGCAAATATTGTTTATCAAAGTGTTCCATATATTTTAGGTATGCAATTAAACGTTTACGCGTTAAACCAAGATGAAGCTTTACAAATAGTTGAACAGATTCTTCCAACGTTTTCTCCAGAATACACAGTAACGATAAAAGATTTAGAAGGTGAAGGTACAAAAACTGACGTACCTATTATACTTAATGCAGTTGGATTTAATGATGACTATGAAGGAGACTTTGAAACTCGAAGAGCAATAGTGTATTCATTAGATTTTACAATTAAAGTAAAATTTGCTGGAGGAGTTTCGAAAGAAAGCCTTATTAGAACTGTTGATACATTCTTATTCAATGATGTTAACACTAATCTAAAAACTAATTTACCTTATGGTATTGATAACGTCAGGGTTGAAGTTGGTGCAAATGATTCTCACCCTCTTGATAACAGTGATACGATAACTACAACATACGGTTTTGATCATAATGAATGACGATGAAAATAATGAAATTGAAGAAGAAAAGTTTGAAATAGCCGAAGTTTCTAAATCTCAGATTGTTAATGACGCTGAGACCGATATTGAGTATTCGAGAGATAAAATGAAATCTCTTATTGATCAATCGTGTGAAGCTATTAATCAAATGATGTGTTTAGCTTCAGAGTCAGAACATCCTAGAGCATTTGAAGTTTTATCTACAATGATAAAGCATACGAGTGAAATGACTCAAGATTTAGTCAAGTTGCAAAAGACAAGGAAGGACATTACCCAAGATAAAAATGCGCCTTCTAGCAATACTACAAACAATTCTATTTTTGTAGGTTCAACGACTGAATTACAAAAATTTCTTAAAGGTAAAAAGGAAGATGGCCCAATAGATGTCTGATTTAGTAAATGGCAAACAAGGTTACATGGGTAACCCTTTAGTTAAAAAAGATGGACTTCAAACTTCATTCTCAAGCGAAGAGGTTGAAGAATATATGAAGTGCATGAGTGATCCTATTCATTTTGCAGAGAAACACGTAAAGGTGATATCACTTGATGATGGATTGGTTAAATTTAAACCTTATGAATATCAAAAGAAGATGTTCAAACAGTTTAATGAAAATCGCTTCAATATAGTTCTTGCTTGTCGGCAATCTGGAAAATCTATTTCATCAGTGATCTATATTTTGTGGTATGTAATTTTTAATTCAGAAAAAACTGTAGCGATTTTAGCAAATAAAGGATCAACTGCTAGAGAAATGCTAAGTCGTATTACACTTGCTCTAGAAAACCTACCTTTCTTTTTACAGCCAGGATGTAAAGCTCTTAATAAAGGCTCAATCGAATTTTCAAATAATTCTAAAATTGTTGCTTCAGCCACTTCAGGTAGTTCTATTCGAGGATTATCTGTCAACCTTCTATTTCTTGACGAGTTTGCGTTTGTAGAAAATGCAAATGAATTTTATACATCCACGTATCCTGTTGTTTCTGCTGGTAAAGAAACAAAGGTAATTATCACCTCTACTGCCAATGGCATCGGCAACATTTTCTGTGGATTGTGGGAAGGTGCGCAAAAACGTAAAAATGAATTTACACCGTTTAGGGTTGATTGGTATGATGTCCCTGGGCGCGATGAAGCATGGAAAGCAATGACAATTGCTAATACTTCTGAATTACAATTTGAACAAGAATTTGGAAATAGTTTTATTGGAACATCAAATACGCTTATTTCATCTAATGCTCTTCTAGGATTACAAATGCACACTCCTGACAAACGTTTTAGAGGAGTTAAGTATTATGAAGATCCACAATTAGATCACCAATATATTATAACAGTCGACGTTTCAAAGGGACGAGGACAAGATTATTCAACGTTTACAGTTATAGATGTCACCTTTGGACATTTTAAACAAGTGGCTACTTATAGAGATAACATGATATCGCCTATGATTTTTGGTGATATCATCGTTAGAGTAGGTAGAGAATATAATGAAGCAATGTTGATTATTGAAAACAACGACGCAGGTATGGTTGTTTGCAATGATGTTTATTACGAGCATGAATATGAAAACATGTTTGTTGAGTCAAGTGTTCGTAAAAATGGGATTGGTGTTATGATGACGAAAAAGATTAAAAGAATTGGTTGTTCAAACTTAAAAGATTTAATTGAGCTTGGTAAATTATCAGTCATTGACGAAAATACTATTAATGAGCTTTCAACGTTTGAAGTTAAGGGTTCTTCTTATGAAGCATCTGCTGGTAACCATGACGATTTGGTTATGAATCTTGTTATGTTTGCGTGGTTTGTTTCTTCTGAAGCATTCGGCGATATATCAACTGTTGACTTAAAAGAAATGATGTTTAAAGAAAAGATGGAACAAATAGAAAATGACGTTCCTCCGTTTGGTGTTATCACTGACGGCCAAGATTTTGATAATCCTCATGAAGCAATTGCAGAAGAGGTGCGCGCGTGGCATGATCTCTAAATAGATTTTAGTATAAATAGAAATATTGAAACAATCTTGTAATGAATAAACTTATTAATAACACATTGAAAGGAAAAAACTAATATGGCATTTCAGGTATCACCCGGAGTAGAAGTCAAGGAAGTAGACTTGACTAATGTGATCCCCGCAGTATCGACATCGATCGGTGCTTTCGCAGGTCACTTCAGCTGGGGCCCTGTAGGAGAAGTTAAGCTAGTTTCCTCTGAAAAGGAACTTGCTGCAGAATATGGAACACCTAACGATACAATCGGTGGTGCTTCATATGATAATTACACTTCTTTTTTACAGGCTTCTAGCTTTTTAAAATACGGAAACGCA